TGCAGACGGCATGACATGGGACAATCACGGCGATTGGCACATAGATCACATTAAGCCGTGCGCAGCTTTTGACCTAGCCAATGAGGACGAGCAACGCGAGTGCTTTCACTACTCAAACTTGCAGCCGCTCTGGGCAATCGAGAACATGAAAAAGGGAGCAACATGGAACGAAATTTGATGCGTTCTCCTCACCTTCCTCACCTTAAAATCCAAGGTGAGGAAGAGGTGAGGAAGTGAGGAAAAAAGCGCCTGAAATTCTTCCTCCTCACCTCCTCTATGTATATGCATAGAGGTGAGGAGGGGAAGTGAGGGCTTCGGTTCAAGGTGAGGAAGATTAGTGAGGATTGAAAGATGAAGCAGACTAAAAGACAAAAGAAGTCGGATCGGATCTTACATGGCAATCAGAGCAAGGATGCCATCATGTGCGATTACGCAGTTGCCCCGGTTGACAGGCTGGTGATCGAGATGGATCGGAAGTGGGGGACGGATAGGCTGCCCGAGCTGGTAGATGTCAAGACGGCCCAGAAGTATGGCAGTGCGGTGGCTAAGATGAATGCGGCTCTGGCAGACAATGATGTGGAAGAGTGCAGGAAACGCTGTGAGGTTGTTGTGCGGGGGTTGCAGGCAATGGATCAAGAAGCCGAGCGTGTGGGCGCTCAGAAGGCGTGTACGGATGTCTGGGAGGTTGAGGTGGATGGCGAGCTGTTCGGCATCATGCGTGACGGTAGAGGCTGGCGTGCGATCAAAGAGCAGCGGCCTGAGCTGGAGTTGCTGACGCTGCGAGAGGTTGCGTTAGCTTATCGTTATTTTCGGGAGCATTGGATGGGTGAGCTGGAGAAGGCTGCCAAGCAATCATTCCCTGGGGCAGAAGTCATCGACATCAAAGGAAAAACATTTGATGATCCGATCCCTTGGTGATAACGTGATGGCACCTGATGGCGCAGAGCTTTACCCATTTCCTTCTGCGCAATCTGCCTCACTGAACTGGCCCAGCATTGCGCTGGGCCTTTTTTGTGGTACAGTTACAAAAAGACATTGAGGGATAACATGGCAAAGAAACCTGTAAAGATTAACGCAGACCTGATGCACAAGATTGCAGACAGGTTGGCTATTGGCGAAACACTCAAGGACATACTGAAGTCTAGCAACATGCCGACATACCAAGGTGTGATGCAAGCTGTGTTGCGTGATGAAGAGCTGTACGAGATATATCGTCGGGGCCGCGTGATGCAGAGTGAGTATCACACAGACCAGATCATCAAGTTGGCACAAGAGCCGTTACCTTCATTTGAAGATAATAGGCTAGCCAATGCAGAGGTTCAGCGGCGTAGGCTTGAGATCGACAGCTTGAAGTGGACGCTAGCACGCAACATGCCGTGGGGTGTACGCGACAAGAAAGAGGATCAACCACAAGCCCAAACGTTTACAATCAGTTGGGCTGGCGGCGATGTCGCGGTCAATGCAATACCTGACGATGAGCAGGAAGACAGCAAGCAGGCGACAAAGCACTGATGCCAAATCATGTGTATACGACACATCCTGTCATTGACAGCTACGCGCGTGAAGCTGGCTGGCTGGACTGCCTCGAAGTCGGGGCGATCAGGCAGGGCAACCACTACATCTTGTGGTTTGCATTTACTGCATGGCTGCGCTGGATATTTTCTTCAGCAATATCAAGGGCTTGCAAGAGTTTTAACATAATAGCTGTTATACGACTGCCGATAAGCTATGCATTTTGCGCAACCCAGCACCCCCACCCCCCGAAAAACCGCCCGCCGCTATATGCGTATATATCACCTATGGGAGCGGGATGTTGACTGAGCCTCTGACTGCCGAACAGCATGCACTACTCAACCACCTAGAAGCCTTGCGCCACGGCATCCTCATATCTCCCTCGATGTCAAAGCAGCTTGAATGTGCGATATTGCTTATTGATGTATACGAGGCTATCTTGGAGAAACACGGGATACTGATTTACGAAGATCAGGAAGAGGTCACAGAGCATTGACGCATATTGAGATACCGTATGAGCCGAGGGAGTTGCAGTTAAAGCTGCACAACGAGATGCAGGCAAAGCGTTGGGGCGTTGTTGTCTGCCACCGCCGCTTTGGCAAAACGGTCTGGGCGATCAACCATATCTTGCGGGATGCTTTGATGTCGGCGAAAGACAACCCCCGGTTTGCCTATATGGCACCCACCTATCGTCAGGCGAAGAATGTAGCGTGGGATTATATAAAACAATTTGCGGGCAAGATCCCGAATGTGAAGTTTCACGAGACTGAATTGCGGTGCGATCTGCCAAACGGCGCGAGAATATCGCTGCTTGGCGCTGAGAACCCAGACAGCCTGCGCGGTATTTATCTTGATGGCTGCGTGATGGATGAGGTTGCCGACATGCCAGAGAATGTATTCCCTGAAGTGATTCGGCCTGCGCTGTCGGATCGCAAGGGGTGGTGCGTGTTCGTTGGCACTCCGAAGGGCCACAATGCTTTTTTTGATAAGTATGAGGAGGCGGCTGGGAACCCAGATTGGCTGGCTGCTGTGTACAAGGCGAGCGAGACAGGCATTTTGGATGACGAGGAGCTTGAGGCTGCTCGGGTTATGATGACTGCCGATCAGTATGCGCAGGAATTTGAGTGTTCATGGAATGCGAATGTGCCTGGTGCGGTTTACGGTAAAGAGATGGAAGTTGCTCAGATGGATGGTCGGATTACGAATGTTCCGTATGATCCGAGTGTTCGTGTTGATACATGGTTTGATCTAGGCGTTGGCGACAGCACTGCGATATGGTTTACGCAAACGGTTGGGCGTGCTATACATGTTATAGACTTTTATGAAGCTCGAGGTGAGGGGTTGCCTCACTACTGCAAGGTTTTGAACAGCAAGGGGTATCTATATAAGGATCACAATGCCCCGCATGATATTGAGGTTCGGGAGCTTGGGTCTGGGAAGAGTAGGAGAGAGGTTGCTTGGGATTTGGGGTTGAACTTCCGCGTTGTTCCTAAGCTGCCAGTTGAGGATGGCATACATGCGGCACAGATGTTGTTGCCGCGTATTTGGTTTGATAGAGAGAAGTGCAAGCATGGCTTGGAATGTCTTAGGCAGTATCACAGAGCGTACAACGAGCGCACTAGAAGCTTTAGGGCATCGCCTGTCCATGATTGGTCATCGCATGCTGCGGATGCTTTCAGGTATTTGGCAGTCGGCATTCGAGAGGATCGAGGACGCATGGCTGCGCCTCAAGCAAAGGCGGTGATGGATTATGATCCATTTGCGGCGTAAAAATGGTTGAGTATTGGGAAGCTGGCTCAGAAGATTTTGGCTTGGTGCATCAGCTTGGCTTATTGATGCACCAAGAAAGCTCATATTCAAAATTAAAGTTTAGCAAAGACAAACTGCTTGATACATTTGATATGTATTTGCATGATGATAATAAAGTTGTGTTTATTGCTGTTGATGGGGATAAACCTTTAGGATTGTATGCTGGATACATTTCTGAGTATTACTTTAGTGAAGAACTTGTTGCAAATGACATTGCGTGGTTTGTTGTTCGTGAAAAAAGAGGGACACGGATTGGCTTGCGTCTTTTAGATTGCTTTGAGCATTGGTCAAAAGAAAGAGGCGCATCAGAAATTAGGATAGGCTATAGCACTGATATAAACCCTGCTGCATTTGATAGTTTGATGAAGAAACGCAAATATAGTATGGTGGGTGCAAATTATCGTTTGGAGAGCTAGTATGTTTGGCGTTTTTAAGCATTTAAACTTTTGGGAAGCTGTTGCTTTAGCCAAGGATAGCGGCGGTGGCGGCGGCGGCAGCGATGATAAGCCTAAGCGCCGTCCTAGCGGTGGCAAAGGAACAAAGCCAACTGTTAAGAGTACAGCGTCTAGTTTAGCAACTGACATTAAGATGGGGCTGTCCACATTTGGTCAGAGTAAAGAGCAGCAAGCTCAGACGTTCCGTGATGAGGGATATAGCGAAAGAGCGATCCAGAGTTATCAGGAGCGCTCGGCTGCAAGTCTGGCGAGAGCGAAAGCTGAACAGGATAGAATTTCTAAAAGCGACAGCGGCAGCAGTTCAACAACCACCACAGACACAAGCACAGGCACAGACACAGACACCACAGCTACAACAACTGGCACTGACACTGTGCTAGACCAAACAACAGACGCGGCGTTGGATGCTGTCGAAGACATTTCAACGCAGACATTTACAGACAGCGCAGACTTTACTGGCAATGTGACGGCTGGCGCGTCTGTCGGCACGGCTGCTGGCGGTGTTGAGCAGTATGAGGCAGCCAAGGAAACATCTGTTGGTCAGGCAGAGGACGAAGCTTTGGAGTTGATGAAAAAGGGCCGCCGATCAACAATTCTAACAAGGTCTGGTGGGCTTCTTGGTCCTGGCGAGGGAGAGGGCAAGACCCGCCGCCGCCGTTCATTGATTGGTGGATGATATGCTGATTGAGAAAAAGAAGTTGACGAATATAGCTGGACTGATGGGCGGCAACGCTGCCCAGCCTGCCGCGATGTTGGGGCAGGCGACAGTTGATCCGTTAGAGCGTGCGCAGCAGAAAATGGCTGGTCGGACGCAGGGTGGCGCGTTGGCTGGCGTTCAGGACAAGAAGGTGCGCCCCAAGCGCACGTTAATGACAAATTATGGGATAGGCTAATGGTACAAGTTAATCCGCTCGTTGCGCGTTTAGACAAAAGATATAAGACGTTGCAATCGCAGCGGACAAACTGGGAAAAGCACTGGCAGGAGCTGGCAGACTTCATGTTGCCGCGCAAGGCTGACATTACCAAGAAGCGAACGCAGGGCGACAAGCGAACCGATTTGATTTTTGACGGCACGGCGATCCACGCTGTTGAACTGTTGGCATCTAGCCTGCATGGCATGCTGACATCTCCAAGCACGCCGTGGTTTTCAATGCGGTATCGTGATCCGGGCTTGCAGCGCGATGACGCTGCGAATGAGTGGTTGGAGCTGTGCATGGATCAGATGTATCAGCATTTCAATCGGTCTAACTTCCAGCAAGAGATCCACGAGCTGTATTATGATCTAGTAGTGTTTGGCACTGGTGCGTTTTATGTTTCTGCTGAAGAGGATGGCTTGCGGTTTGCGTGCCGTCACGTTGCAGAGATTTGCATTAGCGAAGACCCTAATGGTCGTGTTGATACAGTGTATCGAAAGTTTAAATTGTCTGCGCGTGCGATTGCGATGCAGTTCCCAAAGGCGAGCTTGCCGCGCAGTGTTGCAAAAGATCTAGAGGAAGACCCTTATAAAGAGCATGAGGTTATTCATGCGGTATTCCCTCGGGCAGAGGCGAAAGGCAAGCTGGCAAAGCAGAAGCCTGTGGCTTCTGTTTATTATTTAGCTGACAAGAGAGAGCTGCTGTCGGAGGGTGGCTTTGATGAATTTCCGTTCATGTGTCCGCGGTTTGTCAAGGATAGCGTAAGCACTTATGGGCGTTCGCCTGCCATGACTGCCTTGCCTGACGTTAAGATGCTAAACAAGATGTCTGAGACAACAATCAAGGCAGCGCAGAAGCAGATTGACCCGCCACTGATGGTGCCTGATGATGGATTTATGATGCCAGTGCGTACAACGCCGGGTGCATTAAACTTTTACCGCTCTGGCACGAGAGATCGTTTGGAACCGTTGAACATCGGCGCAAACAATCCCTTGGGCTTGAATATGGAAGAGCAACGCCGCAATGCTATTCGGCAGGCGTTTTATGTTGACCAGTTGTTGTTGGGCCAAGGGTCTAACATGACTGCGACAGAAGTATTGCAGAGGAACGAAGAGAAAATGCGGCTGCTTGGGCCTGTCCTTGGTCGCCTTCAAGCAGAACTGCTCCAACCGCTTATTTCTCGCTCCTTTGCATTGCTCCTTCGGGCGGGCCTTCTCCCAGCGCCGCCCGAGGAGCTTCAAGGTCAGGACATCGACATAGAGTATGTTTCACCTCTTGCCAAGGCTCAGAAGCTTACAGACTTGCAGGCGATGCTGCGCGGGTTTGAAATCTTGTTGCAAGTTAGCCAGGTTGCGCCTGTTACGGATTACTTGGATGGCGATGCGATGGTGCAGTATTTGGTTGAGACTGCTGGCCTGCCAGCGCGTGTGATACGCGGCACGGCAGAGGTAGAAGAGGTGCGCCGTCAGCAGGCCGAGCAGGCAGCGATGCAGCAGCAGATGCAGCAAGAGATGATGGCGGCTGAAGCAGGCGGCAAGATTGCCCCGCTGATTAAGGCTGCCCAAGAATGAAGAAGGTTGAAGATTTAAAACTAGCCTATCGGCGCACGTTCAATACAGATGACGGTGCGCAAGTATTGAGTGATCTCAAGACCCGATTTGGGTTTGAGGCAACCACGTTTTCTGGCGATCCTTATGAAACTGCATTTAATGAAGGACAACGCGCGGCTGTGCTGCTGATCGTCAGAATGTTGTCCGAAGAGAAGGATAAAGTATGAGCGAAGAGGCAATCCAAGATAGTGGATCTCAAGAGGCTGTTGCAGAGGCACCAGTTAGCTTTTTGGAAAGTTTACCAGAAGACTTGCGCAATGAGCCAAGCTTGCGCACGTTCACTGACCCCGGAGCATTGGCAAAGAGTTATGTAAACGCCCAGCGCATGATTGGCGCTGACAAAGTGGCGCGTCCCGGCAAGAGCTGGACGGATGACCAGTACAGTGAGTTTTACAGCTCCATTGGTCGCCCAGACAGCGCAGATGGGTATGAGTTTGATGTTTCTGGCGTAATGTCAGATGAAGAGGCATCAAGCTTTAGGCAGGCTATATTTGAGGCTGGTTTGCAGCCACGGCAGGTGAGCAGGCTGGAAAGATTTATCAATGAGCTTTCTGACAGCGCTCAGACAGCCACGCAGACGCGCACAGAAGAGGCTGTGTTTGAGGCAGAGCAACAATTGCGCTCTGAGTTCGGACAAGCGTTTGAGCAGCGTATGGGGCTTGCTCAGAGCGCTGCACGCACATTGTTGGGCAACGAAGGCATGGAGATGTTTGAGAATGTTCAGTTGTCTGATGGTCGGATGCTTGGCGATCACCCTGACGTTGTTCGGATGTTTGCAAACCTTGCAGAGCAGATCGGCGAAGACAATTTGGTTGGCGAGCCGACAGAGTTAATAATGACCCCCGAGGAAGCGAAATCTCGTATATCAGAGATGACTAGACGAGATGGCCCTTATTTTGATAAGATGCATCCAGAACATGATGCATACATTGAAGAGGTGTTGCGTCTTCGAGAGTTCTTATAGTGGATAACCGTATGGCCCACGAATAAGCTTGTACTCAAGTGGAGTAGCTGCCCTAAGCAGTAGCACGGCCCCGCAAGGGATAACCAAGCGCAGCAAAAACTGAAACTTAGCTAGGAGGTGACAAGATGTCCACCGAAGTAACTACAGCTTTTGTCAATCAGTTTTCATCAAATATCCAGATGCTGTCACAGCAAATGGGTTCTCTGCTGCGTAACGCGGTAGATGTTGAAAGCGTAAATGGCGAAAAAGCTTTCTTTGATCAAGTTGGTTCAGCGGCAGCGCAGTTGCGTACAACCCGCCACGCCGACACACCATTGATCGACACTCCACACTCACGCCGCATGGTCACAATGGCTGACTATGAGTATGCAGACTTGATCGACGATCAGGACAAAATCCGCATGCTTGTTGATCCGACATCAACTTACTCACGCGCAGCAGCCGCTGCGATGGGTCGCGCGATGGACGATGTGATTATCACAGCCGCGTTGGGCAATGCGTCTACAGGTAAAGAAGGCACAACAACAACAGCATTTGACAGCAACAACCAGATCGCAGCAGCGACATCTGGCTTGACGCTTGCAAAGCTTATCCAAGCAAAAGAAATCTTGGATGCTGGTGATGTTGATCCATCAATCCCACGTTACATTGCTGTGTCTCCAAAGCAGGTCACTGACTTGTTGAACAACACAACAGTAACATCAAGCGACTACAACACAGTCAAGGCGCTTGCGATGGGTGAAATCAACACATTTGTTGGCTTCAACTTCATCGTAACAAACCGTCTTGGTGTTGATGCCTCTTCTGACCGCCGTTGCTTTGCATGGGCGCAGGACGGCATCAAAGTTGCGATGGGTAAAGAGCCTACAGCTCGCATTGATGAGCGTGCTGACAAATCATACGCAACGCAGGTCTACTACTGCCAAACTCTAGGTGCGACACGCATGGAAGAGGCAAAGGTTGTAGAGGTCTTGTGCGAAGAGTAAATAAGTTGGGGCGGTTCGCCGCCCCTTCTTTTACATGGAGATAGCTGATGACCAGTACGGTTGATATTGCAAACTACGCGCTGAACAGCTTGGGTGCGAATAACATTTCAAGCTTTGACGAAAACAGTAAGCCAGCGCGATTGATTAATCAGCGTTTCGACAGTGTGCGCGATAGCGTATTCCGTGCGCACCCCTGGAATTGCTTAATCCGCAGAGCCGAGCTGGCAAAAGAGACAGAAGCGCCTGCATTCGGTTATGCAAATCAATACGCACTTCCAACAAATCCATATTGCTTGCGCGTGCTAGAATTTAGCAACGGCACATTGTCGTATCCGCAGGATAATATGTTTAGTAACACAGGCGGCCCGGTGTTTGTCATTGAAGGTCGCAAGCTGCTGTCTGATGAAGGCACAGTAAAGATTAAGTATGTTGCCCGCATAACTGACCCGCAAGAGTACGATGCCACATTGATAGATGTCTTGGCTGCGTCTTTGGCGTTTGAGATTAGCTATGCGATCACAGGGTCAAACACAGTCAAGCAGATGATGGCTGCTGAGTATTCTGACAAGCTGAAACAGGCAACATTTGTAGACGGAACCGAAGGTGCGCCACAGCGACTAGAGGCCAGCGAGTTTATTGAAGCGAGGTTCTAAATGGCGCGATCTGCACCAGCGATTAGCACATTCACCGCAGGGGAAATCTCACCGCGCCTAGAAGGGCGCGTGACGATTGAAAAGTACCGCGAGGGGCTGTCAGAGCTTACCAACATGATTGTGCAGCCACACGGCGGCGTGACGCGCCGTCCGGGTACAGAATATCTTGGTGAAGTCAAAGACAGCTCAAGCGTGACCCGGCTCATTCCATTTGAGTTCAAGACAGCAGACACCTATGCTTTGGAGTTTGGCAACCAATACATGCGGGTGTTTCGTAACGGCTTGCAGGTTCTGGAGGATAGCGAAAAAACAGTTACGGCTGTCACGCAGGCAAACCCCGGAGTGTTTACGGCAAGCAGCGGCGGCCTAAGCAATGGCGATGAGGTTTATCTGTATAACGACAGCGGCGACATGACAGAGCTAGCTGCCCGCAACTACCTTATTGCAAACTCTACAGGCAGCACGTTTACGCTGACCGACTTGTTTGGCAATGACATCGACACAACAAACTTTACTGCTTATGGCGGCACAGGCATTAGCGTTGACCGTATATACGAGGTCGCCACGCCATACACATCAGATCAGGTAAATGATGTGCGATTTGCTCAGTCGGCTGATGTTATGTACCTTGTGCATCCAAGTCACGCAATCCGCACGCTTTCTCGTACAGATCACAATGCTTGGACATTTGACGAGCCGACAATAAACGAAAACAATACGCCTTCACTTGTGGGTGCAGACAATTATCCTAGTGTTGTTACTTTCTTTGAGCAGCGCTTGGTTTTTGCTGCATCTAACAACAACCCGCAGACATTGTGGTTTTCTGTAAGTGCTGACTATTTAAACTTTCACACAGGCACATCAGATAACGATGCCCTGATCTACACGATTGCGTCAAACAAAGTGAACGCAATCCGTTATTTGTCTGCAACGCGGATTTTGAATATTGGCACATCTGGCGGTGAGTATGTTCTGACCACAACAAACGGTGGCCCGGTCACGCCATCTCAGACTGTGATCCGCAAGTATTCCAACTATGGCTGCATTGACAGCGAGGTTGTGCAGGTTGCTGACGTTACTTTGTTTGCCCAGCGCGGTGCGCGTAAGGTGCGAGAGTTTCGTTATATTGGTGAGGTTGATGTGGCAGGCTACGCTGCGCCTGACATCACGATACTTGCAGAGCATTTGACCGAGGGCGGCATTCAGGAGTTTGCTTATCAGCAAGAGCCAGAAAGTATTATCTGGGCGCGTCGATCTGACGGCACGCTGCTTGGTTTAACCTATCGCCGGGAAGAAGAAGTGGTTGCGTGGCACAAGCATATCATTGGCGGTTCGTTCAATGGCGGCAATGCAGTTGTGGATAGCATCATTACGTTGCCGACAGACAGCGGCGAAGACGAGCTTTACATGATTGTGAAGCGTACCATTAATGGCACTACAAAGCGTTATGTTGAAGTGATGAAGGCATTTGACTTTGGCGGCGATACAACTGCTGCGTTCTTTGTTGACAGCGGCTTGGTTTACGCAGGGTCAGCGACAACAACTCTGTCTGGCTTGTACCACCTAGAGGGCGAAACAATGTCAGTGCTTGCAAATGGTGCAACGCATGCCGACAAAGTTGTTTCTGGCGGCGGGATAGATCTGGACTTTAGCGCAACAAGCGGAGCGGTTGGCTTTGGCTACACAAGCGAAATGCAAACGCTGCGCCTTGAGGGCGGGTCATCTGACGGCACATCTCAGGGTAAGCCAAAGCGCATCCACGATATTACTGTGCGCTTCCATGAGACTGTCGGCGCAGAGGTCGGGACAGACAGCGGAAACGCTGACCGCATCTTTTTCCGTGACAGCTCTATGAATATGGACGAAGCTGTGCCATTATTCACAGGAGACAAAGAAATCGAGTTTGCGGGCGGTTTCACTGACGGTGATCGCATCTATGTGCGGCAATCACAGCCACTACCAATGACTGTTCTGGCGCTGTATCCACGCATGAACACGTTTGATTTGTGAGGTGATTGATGTTTGAGGTATTAACACTTGGTGCAACAATCCTTGGTGGGATGAGCCAAAGAAGCGCCTCTAACAGAGCTGCGCAAGCAGCACGCGAAGTTGGCGAGTTTAACGCCAAGCTAATTGAGCGTGATGTTGACCTGTTAGAAAAGCAGCGTGAAATCATCAACCGCAATGCAGTTTTGCAGGAGCGTGTTGATCGCTTCAGGTTTGCAGAAAGTCAGGGGTCTGTCGTTGCTCAGTACAGTGCGGCTGGTATTGATGTTTCTCACGGCACGCCAATGCGCGTGTTGCGTCAGAACGCGCGTGAGTTTGAGTATGACCAAGCCATCGCTGATTTTAACAACGCTGTCACCAACATGCAGATCAACGATACACAAGAGAATGCGCGTCTGAGTGCAGAGCTGTCACGCATGGAAGGTGGTGCGCAGGCTGCTGGGTTAAGAGCGCAAGGCACAGCAAGTTTGATCCAAAGCTTTGGCCAAGCGGCTCAGTTCGGCTACTCTAGTGGGATGTTTCGCTCATGAGAATACCAATATACAGATCAGAGATGCGCCCAACATCGGAAGCCCCGGGGGCGCGTATTACGGCTAGAAAGAGTGCTACGCCATTTGTGCAGGCAGCGCTGGCAAAGGGCGGCGTTGTAACTGAGATTGCAAAGCAAGCTGCTGAGTACAGCAACATGCGTTATAAGATGTTGGTTGAAACGCAAAAGAACGAAGCAATCTTTTCTGCCAAAGAAGCTTTGAATGAATTGTCACGCACGCTAGAAAAAAGCCAAGACATCGGCAACATCTTTGACGGCGAGATGAAGTATGACCAAGGCGTTGAGGGCGTTTATAATGAGATGCGTGCCAAGGTTGGCAAGAATAAATATGCGCTATCTGATTTTGAGAACAGCTTCCGTCAAATGGAAATACCAATCAAGTTCCGCTTGAAAGAAGTTGTTGACATTAAGATTGAGAAGCGCAGGCAGGCTGCGCTAAAGGCGTTAGAGGATCAGCAGGTCAATACGCTATCCGATCCGTATCTTGATTATACGTCTGATGACTTGATCTTGTCGCAAGCTGGACTGCAAAGCATTCACGATCAGGCTGTCACAACTGGTGGCGTTAATCCGCAGATCATGGGCAACGTGAGTGAGCGGGTTCTACTCAAGGCTGCCAAGAATGTTATGCCTGCCTATGCAGGCCGTGATCTGGATCGTGCCATGCAGTTGTTAGATGTTTACGATCAGTTGGATAAAGTCCGGGCTGGTGAGATTGCAGCGGCAGACATGAACATCAGCGGCGAAATTCCCAATCACGTTTTGAACATGCTGCAAACTTTGCCACCAGATGAAGCGACAGCCATTCTTGGCAATACGCTAAAAAGCGCGGCTGCGTTTTTTAATGTGCAAGAAAAGATTGATGATGAAGTCATTGAAACGCAAAACCAGCGTAACACGAAAGCGTACAACTTTGCGCTGTCTGTTAATATTGGCGAAGACGTTACATCTTCAACAATGAAACAGATACTTTCTCCATCTGACTTTGCGACATTTACAGAAACTTATGGCGATCAGGCAATATCTGGCCTTGAGGCTAAAAAGTTTATTGAAGACGCATTGAATAATCAGTTCTGGATGGACAAGACACAGCAGGAAGCTCTGCGTTCAGAGCTTGATATTGCAGGTGAGATTAAGTTTGCCCCGGCAGGCAAGGGAAGCGAAGCTGTTTACAGTAAACTGGTCGCTTTGGCAGAAGCTGGTGAGCTGAGAGTTTCTGAGTTAAGTGCAAACTCATCCCAAATCACAGCAGCTCAAAACCGTGAGCTAACCATGAAAATATTCAATGAAGGTGACGAAGCCCTTAACGAAGCGTCTAAAATTATTAAAAGAAGTTTTAGATATAATGAACTTGATGCTGCTCAAGATAATCCAAAATTAGCAAGAGCGTCAAAAACAGCATTTGAAGCTGCTGATGCTGAATTACTTTTGGAATACATGGAGCGGCAGTCTGGTGGCAATCCAATGACGCGCACGGAACTTAGAGTGTTTGCGTTGGATCAGGTACAAAAGTTTCAATCAATCTACGCCGAAGCACTGCGTGAAGAGTATGAAAACGACATCGCTCAGTTCTCAGATCCGCACCCCGGGCTGTCCATTGACCCTGCCGATCCAATTGGATCAATTGACGCATGGTACAGCGGTTTGAGTGAAACAGCTCAGCAAACCAAAAGAAATGCATACGCAGTAATGAAAGCGCGTATCAAAGCTAAGTACGCAAACACAGGATTGTACTAATGGCTGATCTATTAAACGACAACACAGACTTTGAAGTCAGCAAGTATTACGATGCGCAAGAAATGAATGATGCCGGGTTTGATCCTGCAATCATCAAAGACAAGAAAAGCGTGTTCAACCCTGAAAGCGGCATGAATGACATCCTGACATCTATGCCAAGCGGTGGGTATGTAAAGATCGGCGAAGAAGAGCCAGAGGTTATGGCAGAAGCGCCAGCGCAGCCAGAGATGCCTGGCATGTCAGAGGCAGCGCCTGCGCAGGCAGCGGCTGAAGAAGCAAAGAGATTGCAGGAAATCCAAGGGTCGTACAGCTTAGACGATCTTCGAGCCGCTGGTTATACTGATCAGCAGATTAGCGCTGCTGGATTAGATGTGCAGCCAGAGCCTATGACAGAGCAAGAGGTTGCGCAGTATATCTCTGAGGGCGCACCATTGGTTGACGCTGATCCTACGCTGCGAGATCAGGGCGCACAGATTGTTTCAACGTATGTGTTTGACGCAGCGGTTGCTGGCTTGCGTGATGAGCTGGCTGAGCAGGGCATGGGGCCAGAAGAAATTGAGCGCACGGTTAAAGCAAGAGAAGGCGAGCTGTTCCGCGAGGCTGAGGTTTATTCCAATGCGCTATTTGGAACAGGCGCGACAGGATATGAAGTTGGCCTTGGCGATTTTCTAACAGCCGGGACAATGGACATCCAAGAAGGTTATCGGATGTTTAATCAGCAGCGCGGCGAAGGCGGCAGCATGGCAGGCCGAGCGATGGGCGCTGGCATAATGATTGCTGGAATTGCTGAGGCCACAGGTGTTGGGTATGCGTTTGGCAAATTGCTAAAGCGTGGCATTAAGCTGCTAGAGCCTGAGATCATTCGCATGGGCGAAGAGGCGCAGGGGCGTATTGATGCAGAGGGCGCAACGCTGTTTAGCAACCCAGTGGGGCCAATATCTGATCGCGTGTTGGCAATGACTGCTAAGTTGCTGCAACCACCAGAAAAAGAAAAGATTGCAGCCAATCTGCCCACACCAGAAATTGCAACTGAAGCTGAAGCGCAAATTGCAGTGCAGAAAAACAATTACCCATCAGATGCAGGCTGGCTGCAAGAGGGCATGGAAGTTGCCAACGTTAAGCAAAAGAAAGATGGCAAAATTGAGGTAACTTATAAAGAAGTGCCATACAATTTCCACATCCCGCCAGAGGGCATTGATCCTGCGCAGTGGGAGCAAACAATTGCCGAAAAGACAATTGAGGAAATCAAGTCTCTTGTAGCAAGAGCGGCGGCTGGAGATCCAGCGGCTAAAGCAATTATTAACGAGGCAAACTGGTATCGATCCATGCGTGCCAGAATGCGCCAAGAGTTTGGCGGCTTAGGTGATGTATTCGCCGATTTGCTTGGGACAACATCAGCCCAAACAGGCGTGACGCAAAACTGGGATAACGCTATTGAGATTATGCGCCGATTTACACGCGGTGAGTTTGACCAAGAAATTGCCATGTATGAAGAAATGTTGGCAAAGGGCGAAGCAAACCCAGTAAAACTCGGTCAGTTGCACAAAGACCCTAATAATCCGTTTAAACTTATCACTAAGGCAAGCGGTCAGCTATTTAACGCAAACAGCCCAAGCTCAACAAGAGCGTTGCTTGATATGTTTAGAACGGCGAAAGGGTCGCCCAAAACACCAAACTTTACTGGCAACCTTATTGGTTACACCAACGCAGCAACAGTTGATGTGTGGGCGGCTCGGTTCTTGCGCCGTATGTCTGGTCAAAAGCGCCTGCCGCCGCCTGTTGAAAAGGGCGTTGCCGGGCAGCACTTGGCTGGCAGTACGCTACAAGATCCCCAGGTCGGGTCTGAGTTTGGGTTTGGTCAGCGCGTAATCCAAGCCGCTGCCGACGAAATTAACAAACAGGGCATAATTAAGTCGGTAGAGCCATCAATTGGGGACATGGGCGCAGACGATCTACAAGCTGTGCTGTGGTTCCTAGAAAAAGAAATATGGACAAAGAAAGGCTGGACAAGCAAAGCAGGCGAAGGTGGGTCATTAGACTTTGAAGCATCTTTGGCAGGCGCAGCGGATCAGCCGCGCGTTAAGCAGCTAAGAGAAAAGCTAAACAAAAAATTCACGCCGCCAAAGCCGTTGAAGCAAAAGGCTGGTGAGGCTGACGAAGAGTACGCAGCCAGAATGCAAGAGCGTGAAGATCAAGCGCGTCAGGCTGACGAGCTTGCGAAGCAAGAAGCGCAAGAAGAGCTGAACGGTTCATTTGCACCACTTGCTAGATATGTTCTAGGTATTAGTGTTGAACGCCCAAATCAAAGACCCACAAACGTAGCGCAGGCAGAAACCGCAGAGCGGTTAGGTCAGCCAGCTAAAGATGATCCAAGCGTTGTGATGTATCAGGTTAACAACACCTATGGACGATTTATGCAGGAAGACGAGCGGGCATTTAACGCAGAATTTGTTGTGCGCGAAAACTTTGATCCAACTGGCGTAAAAACTAGAATGGTGGAAGTGGCTAAGGATGCGGATCAGGATGCTGCATTTATATCTAAAATTGTGCCAGAAAGAACGCCAGACACTCGTCCGGGTGTAGAGATATATTTTAGAACGCGGCAGTCTGCTGACTTTGCCAGAGACTTATCCGACAAGCTTACAGAGTATGGCGTTGACGGTTTTACATTCGTAACAGATGCTCGGGTTCAAGACATGCCTGGGCGGCAAGCATTGCAAAACGAAGAGGCGGTTGCAGGCATTACTGGCTTGCGGTTCCAGTACATTCCAGAGTTTGATGTCGGCGCAGATGCATGGAAGGCGATGACACCAGAGGAAAAAGCTGCTAAAATTGACGAGATCGAAGACATGTTTGACGACATCGTCATTGATATACAAAAGGAAAACAGCGACATTGCGACAGCAATTGTCACACATAATGAGACAGAAGTGATTGAAAGGGGAGACTATGACACAGTCCTTGGAAAGACGGCTGAGTAGGTTGCAGGAAAAGTATGGTGAGAACGCGCCAGAAATCCAGTGGCTTAAAGACCAAATTGCGGCAGAACAATCAGGGCAGCCAGCGCAGCAGAAATATGTTGTTGGCATGACTAAAGTAACCGCACAAACATAAAAGGCTTAAACAGTGGCTATTGATCCAACCCAGCTAGCAGAAGACCAAGAAGCCCGGCAGCGTGCCAACATTGCTGGCGCACCTACTGAGTTTGCCAAGGGGCCAGAGCAGGAAGGCATTGAAGTTGCTGGCGTTGGTGATCTATTCAGCTTACTTAGCAAGCTAGAACCAAAGGTTTCTAAGCCAACGCCGCCAACAGGCGGGGTTGTTGGCGTTGCGCCTCGCGTTCCTACGCCGCAAGAGCGCAGCCTGATGGAAGCGCCAGAGCTGTATTCTGAGGCCGCCACAAAGCGTGAGCTGGCACCGCAGATACTTAGCCCAGAAGGCGTGCAGACATTTGAAGAGCGTGGCCTAAAAGCCCCGGCGATTGGTGAGGAAGCGCCAGCCGATACTTTGATTGACGCGCAATCTGCCTTGGCTGATGAAGCCGCAGAGGCAGAGGCAAACGCCATTGATGTCAATGAGCAAGCAAAAGCGGCACTAAGAGCTGAAAAGCAAGGCTTCAAGCCAGAGACAGGCGTTGCGGCTGAAGAGGTTGCAGACGAAGTTTTAACCCGCATCACATCAAAAGATCAAAACATTCAGTCACTGCAAGATGGCGGCGACTTTAACTTTGACTACATTGACGGCCAAGATGACGTAAAGGCAGTCATAACTGCGATTGGCGATGTGTACGAAGATGAAACGATTGCACGCAAGCGTGGCAACATTCCAAACGACAAAACAGTCTTTGATGCGCAGCAACTGCTGTTAGATGAGATTGGATTTACTGGTGAGCTGCTACAGCGCCAGATCGGTGATGGTGCATTGACTGCCGCGCAGTTTGTTGCCGCACGCGAATTGTTGGTGCGTAGTGCAACTAAGCTTGAAGAATTAGCGAAGCAAATAAAGAGCGGGCAGGCAGATGCGTCTGTGCGCCTGAAGTTCCGCAGGCAGCTTGCGATCCACAGCGGTATTCAGTTGCAGTTAAAGGGTGCGCAGACAGAAGCCGCTCGGGCATTGCAGTCATTCCAGATCCAAGTCAGCGGTGAGCTGGATGCAACGCGCTATGCCGAAGAGGCGCAGCGGTTGTTGGCAGAAAGCGGTGCTGACGGCGTGACAGATGCAATGGCAGATCGCTTGTTAAAGGCTGGTAAAGAGAACGGCCTAAAAGGCATCAACGATTTTGCAAATGGCGGCTGGTACGCCAAGACAAAGCAGATGGTGCATGAGGCATATTTGGCAGGCTTGTTGTCATCCCCGGCAACGCAGGCAAAGAACGTGATTGGCACTGGATCTTTTATGCTATTCCAACTGCCGACAGAAGTATTTGCGGGCATGTATGGCAGCGTAGTGCGCGGAGCGCGTAAGCAGCTCGGTATGCGTTATCCAATCAGCGAAGACCAAGTGTACGTGGAAGACGCGCTGCTGCGCTTAAAAGGTTGGTCAGATGCATTTGGTGACGCGATGAAAGCTGCATCAATCGCATGGCGCACTGAGATGCCATCAGGCGCAAGCAAGCTAGATGTTGAGCAGTATGCGGCGACATCAGGTCAGAGTAACAGCTTCTTTGCGAAATCACTTGATGAGCTTGGCAAGCGTATCCGCATTCCGTTTAGGCTGCTACTGTCTGCCGACGAATTTACAAAGACAATCTCCCAGCGCGGCGAGTTCTACACATCGGTCAACAAGCGCTATCAGCACTCACTGCGCCAAGGCATGAGCAATGAAGAAGCATTGGATGAGGCGGGCATGTTGCTGCTTGATCCCCGGGCGATTGCAGATGACCTAGATTTTAAGGCACGGTTTGACACATTGCAGTCAGATTTAGGCATGTTTGGCAAAGTGGCAGGCATGATGCAGCGCACATTGATTGGTCGCTTTATTATGCCATTTGTAACAGCGCCGACAAATGCCTTACTGCGCACAATGGAATACACGCCATTCAGTAAGACATCTATTGACCTGCTCGGCAAGAACGGCCCACGCGCACAGCAATTGGCAGCGGGACGTTTAACGCTTGGCGGTGCAGTTGTCTACAAGACAAGCCAGTACGCAATGGAAGGCAGGCTGACAGGCGGGATGCCAAGCGATCAAAAGACGCGCGAGGCTTTGCCGCCTGGTTGGCAGCCATACAGCTTTGTCCTAAAGGGCGAAGGCTTCCCAGAAGATATGCCGCTGTATGATGCGTTTGGTGTTCCAAACGGCCCGCTTCTATATGTCAGCTATGCAGGTTTTGAACCTGTCGGCGGCCTTCTTGCGATCACAGCAGACACAGTACAACGCGCCAACAAAACAAACGATCCAGAGTTGCAGCAAAACTATGCGCACGCAGCAGCAATCGCGACAGCAGAATATTATAAAGAGCTGCCAATGCTGCAAGGCGTTGCGGATGTTGTTGCATTCATGGATGGCTTTGACGCAGCCAAGCTTGCAAGAAGCTACGCAGAAAGCGCAACACCAACTGGCCTGCCAAACCCGCTAAGTTCGTTACAACGAATGTTCCAACGTCTGGCAGATCCGACAGGCGTGCGTCCGCGTGAGGATATTCAGTATTACACAATGGAAGACTTGGAAGAGACATACGTTGATGAAGACGGCGTTACGCAGTTCAAGTATGCCAAGGCTGATGGATCGAAAAACTACGCAATTGTCGGCACGCCTAAAAGCGGTGGTGGTAGAATGGTTGCAGAGTTCTTTGCCGAAATGGATGCGATGCAATCTAAAGACAGCTTCCTCCGCGATGAGCGGGATCGCAACGCAGTCGTTTACGACACGCTAGGCGTAGCGCGTGGCGAAGATGAGTTTAGCTTTGCCGCCCGCCCGGGAGCTGCGCTGTTTAGCAACCTATCAGGCTTGCGCCTAAAGAAGGGCGAAGAGCTGGAAAGCTACGAGAAAGAGCTAATCCGTTTGCAGGCGATGACCAATGTTTGGCCTTTGACCAACCCTGAAAGAATGGGGACGATCAAGTTGAGCTACGGCATGCAGTCTGATTTGGTCAACATGGCTAAAAACGAAATCAGTGTTTATCGCAGCGGTTACGGCAATTTAACATTCCGTCAAACACTAGAGGCGGTCACATCTTCTTTGTCGTATCAAGCGCTGACTGACAAAGAGCGTGTTTCGCTTTTGCGAAGCATAAACAGTAAGTTTATAGATGAGGGCTTCAGGGCGTTGCTTGAATTGCCTGAATATGCGAATATGCGTACAGCATATGAACAAGTCCAGCGCCTCAAGGAAGAAGGTAGAAGATGACAGTATCGAGCAGCACGAACAGAGTAAGCTACAGCGGCAATGGGTCGCTGACCACTTTTGCGTATGCGTTCAAAGTATTTGACGAAGCAGACTTGACTGTCATTCTCCGCGCGGCAGACGGCACAGAAACAACGCAAACAATTACAACGCACTACACTGTGACAAATGTTGGCAACGCAAGCGGCGGCAACATTGAGTTTGTAACAGCGCCTAGCGCAACTGAAACTGTCGTTATTGTGCGTGAGCAACCGTTCACTCAAGGTCTGGATCTTGTTCCTAACGATCCGTTCCCGGCGCAATCGCTAGAAGAAAGCTTGGACAAGCTGACATTCGTTGACCAGCGCTTGAATGAAAAGATTGACCGAGCGTTGACATTCAGCGTTGGTGACGTTGTGACTGACGCGACATTACCTGTCAAAGAGCTGCGCGTGGGTAAGGTTCTTGCGTTTAACGAAACAACAGGAGATCCTGAGCCGGGGCCAAGTATTGCTGATACCCAGTCTGTTGCAGATGCTTCTGCTGATATTGCATTACTTGCTGATATTCAGGATGGAACTGTAGCTACAAATGCAATTACCACTGCTGCAAATGTTTCTTCTCAAATTGCAACTCTTGGTGCTATTTCATCTGACATTACAACTGTATCTGGGATTAGCTCTAATGTAACAACTGTTGCTAGTAATGATTCAAACGTAACAACTGTAGCTGGCATTTCATCTAATGTAACAACTGTTGCTGATAACATTGCTGATATTAATACAGTTGCTGATGATTTGAATGAAGCAGTATCTGAAATTAATACAGTTGCGACTGACATTACAAACGTAAATACAGTTGGGACTAATATTGCAAACGTAAATACAACTGCTGGAAGCATTAACAATGTAAATACAGTTGCGTCTGATATTACAAATGTAAACACGGTTTCAACTAATATTAGCAATGTAAACACAGTTGCAGGTATATCTGCAAATGTAACAACGGTTGCTGGTCAAACAACTAATCTACAAAATGTTACTGACAACTTAACTGCAATTCAGAATGCAGCAAGTAATGCGACAAGTGCTTCTAGCTCTGCAACGGCTGCGGCTGCGAGTGCTGCGGCTGCTGCGTTAAGCGCAGATACATTTGATGATACCTACTTAGGATCAAAGGCATCTAATCCATCAACGGACAATGATGGTGATGCACTAAATGCTGGT